GGTCTGTCAAGCGATTGTCAATAACTATTATGGTAAATATGAATACACCAACACCTAAATTAACCAAGAAACCAAAACAATACGTCAACAATGCAGACTTTCTACAAGCTCTTGTTGATTATAAAGAAGGTTGTAAGTTAGCAAAGAAGAATAAAACTAACCCACCTCCTATTCCAAACTATATTGGAGAGTGTTTCATGAAGATTGCCGAAGGATTATCTCATAAACCCAACTTCATTAACTACACCTATCGTGATGAAATGATATCAGATGGTATTGAAAACTGTCTAATGTATTTTGATAATTTTGATCCTACCAAATCTAAGAATCCATTTGCTTACTTTACACAAATCATTTACTTTGCCTTTTTACGAAGAATTCAAAAAGAAAAGAAACAGACTTATGTAAAGTATAAAGCCACAGAACAAATGGGTATTTTAGATGAAATGGAAATGATGGAACTAGAAGATGGTACCACAAGACAGTTTGAACTCTATGATAATATTGCCGAATTTATTGGCAATTATGAAGAAGCAAGAGAAAAGAAAAAAGAGGCAAACAAGCCCAAAGGTATTGAAAAGTTTTTAGAGGAGTGATATAATGTATAGATTAACATACACCTTATCTGGCGGCGCCGTAAGATTCAAATCGTTTGAAACATTTCACGATGCTATTGAATTTGCACGCACTTTGAAACCTGTTGATTCAGTAATTGAAATTAAATATTATGATGATATTAGTAAAACAAAACCAGACCGGAATTAAACATGATTGAGTTGGTACAAGTTACCACTCAACAACAGAAAGATTTAGTAAAGAATATTATTGAAACACATCATTCTTATGTGGCATCAAATTCTTCAGTAGGTCGTAGAATTGATTGGTTGATTTACATTGATAACGGAATGTTAGGTGAATGTATTGGCATGATTGGACTTGGTTCTTCTGTTTATCCTCCACCAAAAGATATATTAAGGCATTTAGGTGTATCTAAAACGGAATACAAAGAACACTTTAATACCATTGCTAATAATTGGAGATTTTGTTTTAGTAAGTCGGTCAAAAATGCTGGCACACAAGTATTAAAACAATTACGGCAAAAGGCACCAGCGGCATGGAAAGCAAAGTATGGTGATGAATTAAAACATATTATTACCTTTGTTGGCGCAGGCAAGAATGGTGCAGTATATTTGGCCGACAATTGGAAAAAGATTGGTGAAACGGCAGGATTACCACCACACCAATCTAGTAGTATGAAATGGCATGACAATGCTGAATTGAAGAAGTTATTTGTTAAACCCACAGGTGAAAACAAGAAAATTATATTGATTAAAACATTATGAAAATTGCAATTATAACAGACCAACATTTTGGTGCTCGTAACGATTCACTACACTTTTTAGACTACTATGAACGTTTTTACCGTGATACTTTCTTCCCTACTTTGGATGCAAATGGCATTGATTGCGTTCTTATTCTTGGTGACACTTTTGATAGACGCAAATATGTAAATTTTTATTCCTTGAAACGAACCAAGGAAATGTTCTTTGATGAATTGGTTAAACGAAACATTCAAGTTCATATGTTGGCAGGTAATCATGATACTTATTTTAAAAATACCAATGATGTTAATTCGGTAGACCTATTGCTTAAAGAATATACCAACATTAATGTTATTGATGAACCTACTACAATCAATGTAAAAGACACCAACATCTGCATGATGCCTTGGATTTGTCCAGAGAATTATGACGATAGTATGTCAGAACTAGCTAATACCAATGCTAGTATCGTTATGGGACATTTTGAAATTGCAGGCTTTGCCATGCAAAGAGGTATGCCATCACATGAAGGATTAAATCGTGAATTATTCAAGCGCTTTAATGTGGTCTTTAGTGGCCACTATCATCATCGTTCTAACTCCGATAATATACATTATCTTGGAAACCCCTACGAACTCACTTGGCAAGATTATAATGATGCTCGTGGGTTTCATTTATTTGATGTTAATACTCTTAATCTTGAATTTATTCCAAACCCTAATGTAATGTTTCACAAAATCTCTTACAATGATAAAGAGAATAGTATTACCGAAATTACTGGCCAAGATTTGAGCAAGTTTGCCGGAACTTATGTCAAGGTGGTAGTAATTCACAAAACTAATCCACATCTGTTTGACCGGTTCATGGAGAATCTTTACAAAGTAAATCCAATTGATATTACCATTGCCGAGGACTTTAGTGACTTGACAGAAGGTGTAGAAGATGATATAATTAATGAAGCAGAAGATACAATCACAATCATTAATAAGTTTGTAGATGGTATTTCAGAAGAACATATTGATAATGATAAGCTAAAAACGGTATTGAAAGAACTATACGTTGAGGCATTAAACCTAGAACAGGCATGATTATATTCCAAAAAGTCCGTTGGAAGAATTTCTTATCCACCGGAGCAAGTTTTACTGAAATTGACTTTCAAAGGTCACCAAACACACTCATTATTGGCAACAATGGTGCAGGCAAATCTACTATTTTAGATGCCTTATGTTTTGGTCTTTTTGGTAAACCATTTCGTAAGATTAACAAACCACAACTATTAAATTCTATCAACAATCAGGCAGCTGTTGTTGAGATTGAGTTTTCTATTGGCAAAAAGAAATATAAGGTTATTCGTGGTATTAAACCTAATACATTTGAGATTCTTCAAGACGGGGTATTATTAAATCAAGATGCCGCAGCAAAAGATTACCAAGAACATCTAGAGAAGTTCATTCTCAAATTAAATTTCAAATCGTTTACTCAAGTTGTTATTCTTGGTTCGGCATCATTTGTTCCTTTCATGCAATTAACTCCTGCCGACCGCAGAGCAATTATTGAGGATTTACTTGATATTGGTATCTTCTCATCAATGAATGGTGTGGTTAAAGAGAAGATGGCAGAAATTAAAGAACAAACAACAGCAAAAAAACACGAAATGGAACTTACTGCCGAGAAGATTAAGTTTCAAAAACAAAATATTGAAGAACATAAAACTCGTTCTGATACCGAAATTGGGAAGAAGAAAAAAGAAGTTAGGGAAAGTATAGACCAAAACTTTACTTTACAAAGAAATATTGATTTAATTCAAAAGCACATTGATGTATTACAGAGCAAGATACAAGATAAACTTGCTGTAGAAAAGAAAAGTACCAAACTATTACAGTTGGAATCCAAACTTGAATCTCGTTTAAAGAAATTAGATAAGGAGTATAAATTCTATGAAGAAAACCACGACTGCCCAACCTGCAAACAAGGTATTGCTGACACCTTCAGACGTAGCCAACTTAGTGGAATCGATAAAACAAAAGGAGAAATTGGAGTTGGAATCCAGGATATTGAAACAAAAATCCAAGAGGCGAACATCCGTATCGAAGAAATCCAAAAAATAGTCAAGCACATTCAAGAACACAATAATGAAATTGTAAAACACAATTCTACCATATCAGCAATCAATATTTACATTTCTAAACTACAAAAAGAAATTGAAGAACTTGCGGCAACTAAAGATAGTTTAGAAGAAGAAAATGCCAAACTAAAAGAATTGCAACAAGAACTTTCCGCTTTAATGGTTACGCAAAAAGAATTGGCGGAACAAAAACAATATTATGAGTTTGCAGGAGCATTACTAAAAGATACTGGTATTAAGACTAAGATTATTCGTCAATACTTACCTATCATGAATAAGTTGATTAATAAGTATTTAACTGCCATGGACTTCTTTGTAAACTTCAACATCAATGAACAGTTTGAAGAAACTATTAAGAGTAGACACCGTGATGAATTTTCTTATGCTAACTTTTCCGAAGGTGAGAAGATGCGTATTGACTTGGCGCTATTGTTCACATGGCGACAGATTGCTAAACTAAAGAATTCTACAAATACCAACTTGTTGATTCTCGATGAGGTGTTTGATTCATCACTTGATGGCGTTGGCACAGAAGAATTTTTAAAACTAATTCACGAAATGGGAACAGATACTAATGTGTTTGTTATTTCACATAAAGGTGACCAACTGTTTGATAAATTTAGGTCAATAATTAAATTTGAGAAGGTCAATAATTTTTCAAGGATTGCAAAATGAGTGAAATCATTAGTTTTAACACAGAAGAAATAGTAAAAAACCCCACTGCGGTAACACAAAGTATTCCTATTTTTGAATTAGTTGGCGAAAATAATCCTATTTTACGGGAGGCTTTACCTGATTTTGATTTTAGTAATCCACCAGTTAATACTAATCAATTTGCATCATCTTTGGTTGAAACTTGCCGACACCATAAAGGTTATGGTCTATCCGCCAATCAATGTGGATTTAAACATAGAGTTTTTGTAATGGGTGCGGAAGATAATTTTGTGGCATTTTTTAATCCTAAAATTATTTGGCAATCTAACGATGAGGTAAACATGATGGAAGGTTGTTTATCTTTTCCATTATTAGGTCTAAGAATTAATCGACCATCTACCATTGAAGTGGAATACCAAGATTACAATGGTCAAAAACAAACCACAATGTTAAATGGCTTATCTGCTCGAGTTTTCCAACACGAGCTTGATCATTTGAATGGAATCGTGTATACTAATAAAGTAAAACCTCTGGCGTTACAATCTGGTATGAAGAAACGTAATAAATTAATTAAATCATTGAAACTAATATAATGGCAACACCAATTGAGTTTGTAGAATCGCAATGGAAAAAATGGTCGGAAGAAAATACGACCTTTGAACATATTGATGAAGAATCAATGAAGCAGAAGCTCATTGAAGATTTAACTTATGCTTCTCAAATGGATGTTCGTGAATATACTTTATACCAAAAATGGTGTGAAGTAAAAGAAAGATATCCTGTTCATGAAGTATCTACATTGTTTGGTGATGAAGTTATGATGGTAGATCCAAAACAAAAAGAATTGGTTGATAAAGTCAAATCTAATTTTTGGATGCCACAAGAACCGGATGATTATGAGAAATTAAAACCAGTTATGGTTCTTTCAAATGGTCCTGATGCCGAAAGATGGAATGCCATTCGCACATTCTCATCTACAATGAAAAACAATTCTAACATTGGTCGTAATCTATTCTATGTTTTGACTGATGAAGTAACAGGTAAATATCTTGGTGTTATCTGTATCTCCTCAGACTTCCTGGACTTGACTCCGAGAGATAACGCAATCGGATGGTCGAGAGATGTAAAGACACAGCAACACATGATTAATCATACTGCAATTGGTTCTACAATTGTTCCATTACAACCACTTGGTTTTAATTATATGGGTGGTAAATTATTGGCATTGATGTGTTTATCCGATACAGTTCAAGCAGATTGGAAAAGGCAATATGGCGACACTCTTGTTGGCGTTACTACAACGTCATTATACGGAAAAACAAAATCAGGTGGTCTCTCTCAGTATGATGGCCTTGAACATTGGAATCCTATGGGTTTTTCTTCTGGTTCTGTGGCTTTTGAACCAAGTAGAGCGACTAAAAAATTAGTGTTTGATTGGATTAAAGAGAACCACACTCGCAAATATTTTGAATGGTGGGAAGCTAAGAATCCACAAGGGCTCCCATTGAAGCGTGACCATAAAAATCGTTCATTAAATTTTGCCTATTCTAAACTTGGTATTCCAAAACAATTGATTCGTACCGAACATCAACGTGGCATTTACTTTAGTCCACTCTATAATAATACCAATGAATTTCTCTGTAAACAAATTACGGAAGATAAACTGGTAAAATCATTTGATACCAGTAATGAGGCATTGGCAACTATTTGGAAAACTCGTTACGCAAAACCAAGAATTAGACAGCTCCAAAAGAAAGATAAAGTATCCTATGAAACTCTTTTTTATGATGATTTAATTTATCTGTCGTGGGAAGATACCAAAGCGAAATATTTACCACAAGTTGGTCGATAAACGCTTGACAAACACACATACATAATGATATGATGTGAGAACTTGCTTAAGGCAAGGATTTATTATTAACATACTATGGAGCATTACATGAAAAAGCTATCAGCTAAACAAAAAATCGTAAACTACTTGAACAAGAACTCTGACTATGGTCTGACCACAAGTCAAGCTCGTGCAAAGTTTGGTATTCAAAACGTATCTGCTCGTATTGATGAGTTGCGTCAAGAAGGCCATGTAATTTACACAAACACCAAAACCCGTGCTGATGGTACAAAGTTCAATTTGTATCGTATGGGTAAACCAACTAAAGCACTTGTTAAAGCTGCTTTGGCTGCCGGTTTCAGCTTCAACCAACCACACCAAGAAGTTTAAGTTTTGAGTAGAGGGACACAAGTCCCTCTTTTTCTTTAATTATCGGAGCACAAATGGAAATTTCAATCAAAAAAGAAGAACTACAAACGAAAAAACTGTTTGTAGCCACACCGATGTATGGCGGCCAAAATCATGGTCTCTATATGAAAGCCTGTTTAGATTTACAAGGTCTTTGTATGCAATACGGAGTCCAAATCAAATTTTCATTCTTGTTTAATGAGTCCCTAATTACCCGTGCAAGAAACTATCTTGTTGATGAATTCCTTGACCGTTCCGATTGCACACATATGTTGTTTATTGATTCTGATGTTCACTTCAATCCACAAGATGTAATTGCCTTGTTGGCACTAGATAAAGATGTTATTGGTGGTCCTTATCCTAAGAAGGCAATCAAATGGCGTTCAGTTAAGAAAGCCGTAGAAAAGAATCCTGATATTGAACCACAATTACTTGAAAAAGTTGCTGGCGATTTCGTATTTAATCCAGTTAAAGGCACAGCACAATTTACTGTATCAGAACCTCTTGATGTATTAGAGATTGGTACCGGCTTCATGATGATTAAGCGTGAAGTATTTGACAAGATGAAGGTTGCTTATCCAGAAATCAAATACAAACCAGACCATGTAGGTCAGGCTAACTTTGATGGCACTCGTTACATTCATGCTTACTTTGATACAGTTATTGACACCAAAGATTCTATTACAGGTGGTGGTTCAGACCGCTATCTTTCAGAAGATTATATGTTCTGTCAAATGTGGCGTAAACTTGGCGGACAAATCTTCTTGTGTCCATGGATGAGAACTGCTCATATTGGTACATATCATTTCCAAGGAGATATGCCAGCAGTTGCTAATTATGTTGGAGAAATGTAATGGCATTAGCACCATGGGATGTTCACTCACTTAAAAAATTAAGCGAGAAGAACAAGGTGAAAGCATCACAAACGGCCACCACAGGTGGTCGTAAGTTTGATGGTGGTAAATTGCAATATGGTTTAGTTCCACCAAACGCATTAAAGGCAACAGTAGAAATTCTTACCTTTGGTGCGGAGAAGTATGAGCCAGATAATTGGAAATGGGTACCTGATTCTAAGCGTAGATATTTTGATGCCGCACAACGGCATTTATGGGCTTGGAAATCAGGTGAACAAAATGACCAAGAAACTGGTAAGAATCATTTAGCACACGCACTGTGCTGCTTGATGTTTTTGTATGAACATGATACAATTAATTTTTTAGATAATGGAGAAGTAAATGAAACTGTCAAATGAAACCTTAACGGTATTGAAGAACTTTGCCTCAATCAATCAAGGCATCCAATTCAAACAAGGTAAGAAAATCAAAACCATGTCCTCAGGCAAATCTGTTTTGGCTGAAGCAAATCTTAAAGATGAATTCCCACAAGACTTTTGTGTATATGATTTGAATCAATTCTTGTTGGTGTATAATCTTTTTAAAGATTCTCCTGAATTGCATTTCGATGATGTTAATATTCTTTTCAAGAATGGTAAGCGTTCAACTAAGTATCGCATGACCGAGAAAAGTCAAATTGTAACTCCACCAGACCGTGAACTTAAATTAGATGCCGCTGAATGTGAATTCACTTTAAGTGCTGAAGATTATCATTGGATTATGGATACTGCCAAAGCCGTATCTTCTCCAAATATTGCTGTAGAATCTGATGGCGAAACAATCTCTATCGTTACCTTTGATGCAAAAGACGATTCTGCTCACACCAATGTCATTGAAGTTGGCCAAGGCAATGGTAAATCATATAAGATTGTATTTAATACTGATAATATTAAAATGATTCCTGGTTCTTATAATGTCAGAATTTCATTTAAAGGTATTAGTCATTGGCAAAATACTAAAGATGATTTACAATATTGGGTAGCGTTTGAAGCCAAAGACAGTAAGGTATCTTAATGCTATTATATTTTACAGAACACGAAACAGGAAATTCTTTAGCAATTAATCCAGAGCACGTTGTTTTGGTATTTGAGAAAGTTGAAGAAGATAAAAAATTCACCGTGATTAATGTTTTAAATGGTAATGTTGCGGTTGAAGAAAATTATTTGGAGACCGTTGGTCGCCTCAATGCAATTAAGTGAAATGAATTATTATATTATGGGAGTATGTGATGGAACAGTTATTGTGGGTGGAGAAGTATCGGCCTAAGAAAGTAGAAGATTGCATTTTGCCGGATGCAATCAAGGCCACGTTTCAAGAGTATGTCAATAGAAAAGAAATACCAAACTTATTATTATCCGGTACGGCGGGCGTTGGTAAAACTACAATCGCAAAAGCCCTCTGCGAACAAGTTGGTTGTGACTATATTGTTATCAATGGCTCTGATGAGTCTGGCATTGATGTTCTTCGTAATAAAATTAAAAACTATGCTTCATCGGTTTCTCTTATGGGTGGCCGAAAGGTAGTTATCATTGATGAGGCAGATTATCTTAACCCTAACTCAACTCAACCAGCGATGCGTGGTGCGATTGAAGAATTTGCATCAAACTGTTCTTTCATATTCACCTGTAATTTCAAAAATCGTATCATTGACCCAATCCATTCTCGTTGCTCTGTGGTCGACTTTAAGGTCAACGGTTCTAAACAGAAAATGGCAGCAGACTTTTTTAAGCGTGTTGAATGGATACTGGAACAAGAGAACATTACTTATAACAAAAAAGTGGTGGCTGCAGTTATCACAAAACACTTTCCAGATAATCGCCGTGTTATCAATGAGCTTCAGCGATATTCGGTTTCTGGCACAATTGATAGTGGTATTCTCAGTAATATTGCTGATATTCAACTTGAATCTCTTGTCACATCGTTAAAAGAAAAAGACTTTGCTTCTGTTCGCAAATGGGTTACAAACAACCTAGACAATGACCCCGTAAAGATTTATCGTAAACTTTATGATACTCTTTATGAGGCGTTAAAGGCCAACACGGTTCCGCAGTTGGTCCTCATACTCGCAAAATATCAATATCAGTCCGCTTTCGTAGCTGACCATGAAATTAACATGGTCGCTTGTCTTACTGAAATTATGGTAGATTGCGAGTTCAAATGAATCACATCAACATTTTAAAATTAGGACTAGAAGGCGAAAAAGTTATTGTAGAAATGCTTCGCCAACTTGATGTTGATGTCTATCATGTTTACGATGACAACAAGTATGACCGTGAAAAAGATATTCTTGTTGATGGTAAATATAAAGTAGAAGTCAAAACTCAAGCTCCTTTTGTCAAAGAAAACTCATTTAGTTTTTTACCAAATCAAATTCGTAAATGCACAGAAGCAGATGTATTATATTTTGTTTCTGTTCCACATCCAACTTGGCCACATTTTTCGGATGGATGGGTATATCGAGCAATACCTAAAGAATTTAAATATCGAAATTGGAAAGATAGATGGGGAAAAGAAAGAATTCTAATTCCTATTGAACAAGAGGCTTTGATTCCTGTTTTTAAAATGACAGATGAGAAATCAAAAGAACTTCAACAATTACTTTCCACAATGTATTGATATGCCTGATTTATTTAAAGAGATTGTACCATCAATCTTACAAACTAAAAAATCTCCGTTTAAAGATGAGCATGATTATAAGGACTATGTGCCTTTCGTGGTCAATCGTGCCTTGTCTTATCATCTTGATTGTGTTGTTTATGTCAACCAGCTAAACCTCACTCCTGGTATAGACAAGGATATGCAATACCAGTATCTTCTCAACACTATACGATCTATGAAACGAAAATTCCAACCGTGGCAGAAATCAGAGGTTGACAAAGATATAGAATGTGTAAA